CTGGTTCTGGTTCATGGGAATATTTAAATGATTTAGAAGACGATGGTGACTATGTCGTTAAATCTGTTGGGTATTTAATTGATGCTAAAAAATATGGTAAAAAAAAGCACACGTCAATAGCGCAGTCTCTTAGCGAAGTTGATTGTTTAGACTCAATTTTACACATACCAAACGCAATGGTTCAAAAAATAATAAATCTCGTTGAAGAACCGGAAGTAACAAAAATACAACAGATTTTTAAACAAAAGACATCTCTATGAAAGGAATAAAAACAATGGCAAACTATGATTTTAGTGGTTACGCTACTAAAGCAGGCCTGCGTTGTACTGATGGTAGGACAATTATGCCTGGCGCTTTTAAGCATCAGGATCAAATGAAAGTTCCACTAGTATGGCAACACGGCCATAATGATCCAGAAAATGTGCTTGGGCATGCTATTCTTGAAAATCGAGAAGATGGTGTTTACGCATATGGATATTTTAATAGCTCAGTAAAAGCCTCACATGCTAAAGGTTTACTTGAACATGGTGACATTAATATGCTATCAATCTGGGCAAATGAATTAATTGAAAAAGCTGGTCGCGTACTTCACGGCGCAATTCGAGAAGTGAGTCTGGTTCTTTCTGGAGCTAATCCAGGAGCAATTATAGAAAGTGTAACTATTCGGCACTCAGATGGCTTTGAGACTCAACTTGAAGATGAGGCTATTATTTATACAGGTATTGAATTGTTTCACTCAGTTAACAAACAAGAAATTAATATTGTTGAAGAAGCAGTATTGACACACAAATCAGGAGATGCTAATATGGCAGATAAAGCAGATATGCCTAATAAGACAGATGCGGCTGCAGCCGGTTCAGATATGACCGTTCAAGATATATTTGATACTTTTAGTGAAGAACAAAAACAAGTAGTGTACTTCCTAATCGGTCAAGCCGTAGAAGATAGTCAAGGCGAAGCAGCAACAATGGCCCAAAGCGGGTTAGATGATGACGCTAGCGCACAAGAAGTTTATGAATCACTAAACGAACAACAACAAGAGCTCTTTAATGCACTCTTTGAAGATGCACAAGAAGAAATTAATCACGCAAATACGAAAGGTATGGAAATGTCAAATAACATTTTTGAAAACAACAACAATAAGGCACAGGCTGCTATTTCTCACGCTGATTTGCAGGGTATCGTTGCTGACGCCTCAAAGGGCGGATCGCTTAAAGATGCAATTGAGTCATATGCATTATCACACGGTATTACCGATGTTGATCAGCTATTCCCAGAAGCTACTGCACTTGATGCTGTTCCAGAATGGCTTAAGCGTCGTACAGAATGGGTCACTAAGTTGCTTGGTGACACCCGTAAGAGCCCATTCAGCCGTATTAAGACCATGCATGCCGACATCACGCTTGATGATGCCCGTGCTAAGGGTTATGTAACTGGCGACTTGAAGAAGGAAGAGTACTTCGGCGTGTCAAAGCGCATCACGACTCCTACTACCATCTACAAGAAGCAGAAGCTTGACCGTGATGACATGATCGACATTACCGACTTTGATGTCGTTACCTGGTTGAAGGCTGAAATGCGCATGATGCTCGATGAAGAAATTGCTCGCGCAATCTTGATCGGTGACGGTCGTGACGTTTCGCACGAAGACAAGATCAACGAAGGTAACATTCGCCCGATCGCTAAGGATCACGAGTTGTACACCACCGTTGTTAACGTTAACTTGGATGACGCAAACTCATCAGTGCAGGAAGTTATTGATGCGATCATCAAAAACCGCAAACACTTCAAGGGTACCGGTACACCAACCATGTACACCACCGAAACCTATATCTCACAGTTCTTGCTACTCAAGGACACACTTGGTCGTCGAATCTATCGTGACCTTGGTGAATTGGCTTCGGAACTGCGTGTTCTGGACATTGTTCCGGTTGAAGTTATGGAAGAAGAAGCAGAACTCGTTGCTATCCTCGTTAACCCGCAGGACTATGTCCTCGGTGCTGACAAGGGCGGAGCAATCTCAATGTTCGACGACTTCGACATCGACTACAACCAACACAAGTACCTCATCGAGACTCGTTTGTGTGGAGCACTCATTAAGATGAAGGCAGCCATTGTTGTTAAGAAGGTTGCGGCTAACGCAGCTCTTGTTACTCCAGTTGCACCGACCTTTGTCAGCGCCACTAACACGATCACCATTCCTACAGTTACTGGTGTAACGTACAAGCAGGGAACGACCGTTAAGACCGGAACTGTTGTAATTACAGCAGACGCGACTATCGTTGCTTACCCAGCATCTGCCGGATATTACTTCGCAACTAGCGAAGACGATAGCTGGACCTTTAAGTACACCGCCTGATTTTAAGGAAAACCGATGGCTAAATTTTACGGAATAATTGGCTATGGAGATGCAATTGAAGATCCCGCAGACTCTGGTATATGGATAGATGATATTACTGAAATTTCTTATTTCGGTGATGTTGTTCGAAATACAGCAAAGTTTGATAAGGGTGAAAAAATAAACAATGATATCTCTGTGGGCAACTCAATAAGTGTTATTGCTGACCAGTATGCCATCGATCATTTTTTTAAGATTAAATACGTAAGTTGGGCGGGGGTTCTTTGGACTGTTACAAGTGTAGAAGTTCAACACCCCCGCCTAATCTTATCAATAGGAAGTGTGTATAATGGCCCAACGACTTGATTTACAAGCAGTGCTAGTTGCAATTCTAGGGTCAAATAATGTATATTTTCAACCGCCAGCATCGGTTCAACTACAGTATCCATGTATTATATATAAACGTGACGATACCATAGTTAACCATGCTGACGATTTACCTTACATGCAGCGAACTCGATATTTAGTTACTGTAATAGATAGAAATCCAGATAGCGAAATACCATCAAAAGTTGCTGCACTTCCTATGTGTATATTTGATCGGTTTTACACAGCTGATAATTTAAACCACGACGTCTACAAACTATTCTTCTAAAAGGAGATCAATTATGTCAATTCTTTATTGGGACCAGCTCGGCGAACGTTTCTTTGAAACCGGAGTCGACAAAGGTGTCCTCTACCTACCAAACGTAAATGGCGTTTACACTGATGGTGTTGCTTGGAATGGTCTGACCAGTGTTACTGAGTCACCATCCGGAGCAGAACCAACTCCAATGTACGCAGACAACGTTAAGTACCTCAACATGTATTCTGTTGAAGAATTTAGCGCAACCATTGAAGCTTACACTTTCCCCGACGAATTTGCTCAATTCGACGGTATGGCCACTCCTACGAGTGGTGTTACTGTTGGACAGCAGACACGTAGTAAGTTCGGCCTTTCATATCGTACTCGTATGGGTAACGATATTTCTGGCGATGAACTAGGATATAAGCTTCACCTTATTTACGGTTGCCAGGCAAGTCCTTCGGAACGCGCCTACAACACAGTTAACGATTCGCCAGAGGCTATTACTTTCAGCTGGTCAATTGCAACGACACCTGTTTCTGTTGGTGGACTTAAGCCGACTTCAATCTTGACGATTGATTCGACTAAGGTTAACTCCTCAGCACTTGGTACCTTGGAAGATTTCCTTTATGGTACTGCTGGAACAGATCCCAGCCTCCCGCTGCCCGATGCTGTAATCGCATTGTTCTCTGGAGAGACCTCAAGCGTTACCCCGCAAGTACCGTCATTCAACGGTAGCACTATCATCACAATCCCAGATCAAGCTGGAGTAACTTACTATGATGGCCTAACCGCCCTCTCAGACGGAGCATACACCATCACTGAGAACACAATCATTACCGCTCGTCCGAATGCTGGATACTACTTCCCAGCTAACGTTGACGACGACTGGTTGTACATCTGGGACTGATAGTTTAATTTAAAGACATAGGAGATCAGAGAATGCTTACAATTATTGTTAGTGGAAAAGAATTCTTTAACGAAGAAACAGAAGAATTTGAATCACATGGCGACATTGTTTTAAATCTTGAGCATTCTCTGATCTCACTGTCAAAGTGGGAATCGGAGTTTGAAAAGCCATTTTTAGGTGATTCTAAAAAAACACCTGAAGAAATTTATGGTTATATAAAAGCTATGATACTCAATGAATATCCAGATGACATATTTTCAAAGTTTTCTGATAAAAATATTCAACAAATAAACTCATATATTGAATCTAAAAGATCAGCTACTACTTTTGGTAGTATGCCTGAAAAACGTGGAAGAGGCGAAATTGTAACATCTGAATTGATTTATTTTTGGCTGATTACTTTTAATATTCCATTTGAGTGTGAGACATGGCATCTTAATAGACTTTTTGCTTTGATTAGAATATGTAACTTAAAGAATGCTAATCCAAAGAAGATGTCTAAGAATGAGATCGCTATGCGAAATCGCGAATTAAACGCAAAACGAAAAGCAGAACTAAAAACAAGTGGATAAAGGAGGTCTTATGACTGTTATTAATTGGCATGAATTAGGATCAAAATTTTATGAAGCTGGTTTAGATCGTGCAGTTCTTTATGTTGAAGGTAAAAGTGGTGTTCCTTGGAACGGCTTAATTAGAGTATCCGAAGAGAACGATACTAAAGTAGAACCACTATACTTTAACGCTACTAAATTTAACGATTTAGTTACGTTAGGTAATTACTCAGGAAGCATGTCTGCATACACCTATCCAGATGAGTTTTTGGAATGCGAAGGCGTTATCGAAGACCAAGATGGTGTATATTTAACAGAGCAGCCGATCAAACGATTCGGCTTATGCTATAGAACACTAATAGGCGAAGATGATAACAACTTTAGTAGTGGTTATAAATTACACATTTTGTATAACCTTACCGCCACCCCAGCTAACAAAGTAAGAAAAACTTTAGCTTTAGATTTAGAACCTGATGATTTTTCATGGGATATCACTAGCATTCCTGAAGTCATTGAGGGTCACCGTCCGTCTTCACATTTAATTATAGATAGTCGAAAAATAGATCCATGGTTACTATTAGACTTAGAAGATATTTTATACGGTGATGCAACACGAGAACCATTATTACCAACAATGAAAAGTTTAACAACGTTTATTCGTAAATGGGATAGACTCATTGTTCAAGATAATGGTAATGGAACATGGACCGCTATATCAGCAAGAGACGGTATAATTGTACAAGATGGTATTGACCCAACTATGTACGATATTATAGCTGATAACGTAACTGTTATAGATACAGAAACATATACAATCAGTAGTTCAAATAAAAACGAGGAGGATATCTAATGGCAACAGTAACAGTATTTACCGCAGCAAGAATGGAAGCCATAGAAGGCTCATCCGTTGTTAGCGGAACAATAGATGGCTCAGGTCATTTGATTCTAACAAAACACGATGGTACAACGTTAGATGCTGGCGATGTAACAGGGCCTCAAGGGCCTCAAGGACCAGTCGGTGAAGTTACAGAAGCAGAACTAAATGCTGCAATTGCAGCCGCTCATGCCGCTGGTGCAATAACTGAAACACAGTTAGCAACAGGATCAGTAACAGCAATCAAAATTGGAACCGGAGCTGTAACAACTGTTAAAGTTCTTGACGGTAACATAACGGAAGCAAAACTCGCGTCTAGTGCTGTAACCAACGCTAAAGTTGCATCTACTGCTGCTATTGCGGCTAGTAAACTTGCAGGAGTTTATGTTCGATCTGGAGCAACAACCAATAACACAATTTGGACATCAACTGTAGCACCTGTTTCTGGTGATGGGGTAAATGGTGACATTTGGTTGAGGTATACAGCATGAGTATATATATTAAAGAATCAGGAACTTGGAAAGAAATAACCGGCACAAATCGTCCATATGCTAAAGTTAGTGGAGAGTGGCAAGGTATGACAAACGCCTACACTAAAGTTTCTGGGGTATGGCAGCCTGTTTATCAGTATGATAATACAGCGCCAACGATTCCACAACCAACAGTGGCATTAACTAGTGGAACAGTGAATACCGTTTATTGGACAGCTATTACAGACGACATCACAGGAGTTGCTTCAGCAACTGTATATCAACGCTTCTTTGGAAGTTCAACGGGCTTGGTTTCGGGGGCATCATTTGCTCTTAGTTCGTTCGGTGCTGGTAGTACAACTTTCGCCATTCCGTCAAACAGACGTAACACGCCTAGTGGTGAAACTTGGGTCGTAAGTTACTATATTGCTGCTACTGATAATGCTGGAAACTCAGACACTGGTGATGCATCTTCAAGCAACTATACAAAGCCGCTTGGAACTTATACAGTAACTACTACTGGACACGGTACTTGGACCCTTGCGCAAGGCTGGCGAAGCGACTTGGGTAACCTAGGATCTGTTTACTCAGGTTACTTTGGGCCTACGTACTCCTATCAGTATGGCCATTGGTTCTATGGATCAAATGTTGCCAATGCAGCTAGAGGTTATGTACCCGATAGCGGATCTATTCGAACTTACCGAAGTAGTACTGACGGATGCTCCGGCGCTGTTGTTGCCTTTGGTACCCATAACTATGCATCACAACCAGGTGGTAGCCCAGCTAATGACTCTACCTATTGGACGACAGGGACCTCGCAGACAGTAGGTAATGCCCGAGAGTTTACTTTAACAGCGGCAACGCTTGGACGAATCGCAGTCGACGCAAACTTTGGAATGTTTATGTACCCCGGTTATGCTAACGGAACTATAGATGGGACTGCAAACTCAACTTGTGCATCTGGAAGTACATATAGAGTCTTTGACTCCCCGTATGTTGATGGTAACTCAGGACGATTAACTTTAGTATACTCTTAAACCAATTATTGTAGGCCTACCGTCAAAATGGTAGTAAACTTTAATGAATTCAAACAATAGATAGGATAACAAATGACTACATACACAGTACTCCCAATTATTATGCCCAGCGATCTTGCTGGAGCAAAAAACGGAGAGCTTAATCCAGCATTATTGCGTGATATTAAAGCTCCTAATGGTAAAATGCATCGACTTGCTGCAACTGCGTGGAACGCTATGCAATTAGCAGCATATTTTGATGGTGTAGAACTAAAGCACGTTGGCGCTTATCGTCCACTAGCCCGCCAAGTAGCTATGTTTAACGAGCGATACGCAGCTTCCCCAACTGGACGTACCCCGCAAGTAACTCGAACCTATCAAGGTAAAACTTGGTATCTTAAAAAGGGAGTTGCTCCGGCAGGAACACCTGGAACCTCTAATCATGGTTGGGGATTGGCTATTGACGTAGCTAACGCATCAGGAAAGCGTCTTGATTGGCTTTTAGGCGATGGCTTTGCAACTAGTAACGCTTTAAAGTTTGGCTTCTCATGGGAAGTTAAAAACGGAGCAAACGCTGAAGCATGGCACATTCGATATGTTTGCGGAGATAAGTTGCCGCAAGCTGTTATTGATGCAGTTGCATACTTCCCAACATTGGACGCTAAATGAAAAAATTATTTCTAGCACTTACAATAATTCTAGGCCTATCTTTTTTTGTAATCCTTTCATCATGCAGCGACCGAACAAGGCATAATTGCGAGCAAAGTCCAACCGGCGTTAAGTGTCCGTAATGAAACGCTTCACAAACTCAGAAATTAAAGCTAGGCTTATTTTAATTGTTGGGTCTTGTTTAGCGCTTACGTTTGTCATTAGTACAGCGACGTTATTATACGGACTTTTATTCGTAACACAACCATTAGAAGTGTCACCAAACGACACAAGTGCGTGGGATCTATTAAAACCAATGATGTTATTTTTGACAGGCTCTCTTACTGGACTTCTTTCAGCTAATGGACTCAAGGACCCACCCAAGACAAAAGACAATGAGTGATATTTATGATAAAAGTAACTCAAAAAGGTGATTGGTCATATTTGGCTGGATTTCTAAAGCGACTTCAAAATAGAGATAGCGAAATATACGCACAACTGAAACCGTTTGCTGAAGCTGGAGTTACAGCATTAAGTGCTGCTACACCAGTAGATACGAGTAAGACAGCAAATTCCTGGTCGTATAAAATTACTTTAGAAAAAAAAACAACCACGATTACGTGGATTAATAAAAATGTAAACGATGGCGCTAATATAGCGATATTGCTTCAATATGGCCACGCTACGGGTACCGGCGGATATGTATCTGGATACGATTATATAAATCCAGCTATCCGTCCGGTATTCGATCAGATTAATACTGCAGTTTGGACAAACATAACAAGAAAATGAAAGAGGTGAATTATGGCTAGTATCGATAATAGAGTAGTTGAAATGAAGTTTGATAATGCTGCATTTGAAACGAAGATTGCATCGACTATTGCAAGTCTAGATAAACTAGAAGCTAGTCTTAAATTACCAAGTGCTGGTAAGGGTTTTACTGACGTAAACACGGCCGCACAAAATGTTTCATTTAACCCACTAACTACTGGTATAGATTCATTAGTAGGAAAATTTTCATCATTATCAATTATAGGAATTACTGCGCTAACAAATATAGCTAATAAGGCAGTTGATGCTGGTATTAACATAGGTAAATCGCTAAGTATTGACCAAGTAATGAGTGGTTTCAGAGAGTATGAAACTAACATGAATGCCATTCAGACAGTTTTGGCAAACACTAAGTCTCAAGGTACTAACTTAAATGACGTTAACAGTGCATTAGATAAACTAAACGAATACTCAGACAAAACTATTTATAACTTCGGTCAAATGGCCAAAAACATTGGTACATTCACCGCAGCGGGTGTTGACCTAGATACTTCAGTACAATCCATTAAAGGTATTGCCAACTTAGCTGCAATCTCAGGATCAAGCTCAGAGCAAGCATCAACCGCCATGTACCAGCTATCCCAAGCTATTTCTTCAGGTACAGTAAAGTTAATGGACTGGAACTCAGTTACTAACGCTGGTATGGGTGGTAAGGTTTTCCAAGAAGCACTATTCAATACAGGTGTTGCTTTAGGTAAAATTAAAGACGCCCCAGTTGGTACAACATTTCAACAGTGGACGGATGCAGGAAATACATTTAGAGGGACGCTTGAACAGGGTTGGCTCACTTCTGACGTCTTAACAACCACACTACAAGGAATTGCTGGAGAGCTAACTGAGGCTCAACTATTAGCCATTGGCTACACACAAGAACAAGCCAAATCAATCATTGAACTTGGTATAACTGGTGTTGAGGCTGCCACTAAAGTTAGAACATTTAGTCAGCTAATGACTACTGCTAGAGAAACAGTTGGATCTGGATTCTCGCAATCATTTCGAATTATTCTTGGTGACTTTAATCAAGCTACAGAGTTATTTACTGGTATAAGTCAGGCATTTGGTAAAATTGCAGGAGAATCAGCTGATTCTCGAAATGCTCTTCTTAGTCAATGGGCTGGTATCGGTGGACGAGAAGCAGTAATAAATGGTCTAACAAACGCCGCAAAAGCTCTAGGAACGGTTATAAA